CGATCTGAACGTTGCACTAGATGGGGATTCAATTGTCAAATATGCAAATAAGAAGAACGCTAAAGCTTACAACATGATGAAAGGACGGTGACAGGATGCTCCAAGTTTTTTCTCAGCGAAAAGATAAACCACATGCTTACCGATTTGGCGAATATCAGAATCAGTTAGCTTTTGACCCGATTGAATTTTCAATCTCAACTGATGGTAAGTCTTGGCATAGTGCATTCGACGAGCCGGACCTTGAGGGCGTCTATTGCTACAAGGCTCCAGACGTTCAGCCAGCCAATCCATCAGACAATCTCCGAAAAGTTGGTTTGATGGATGGTTCACGCCTGCTGTCAACATCGTATGGTACTCGTGAGCTTAAGATGGAATTCCTCTTTAACGGGATCAATGAAGCAGACGCAATGCTGGCTTATGACGCGCTACAGAGATTCCTGATTTCACGAAAAGCCTACTGGATCTGCTTCTCAAATTGGCCGCAACGTATGTACTATGTGAAGGCCAAGCTAGCAGCACCAACTTTTGCTGGCCAGCGGATCTGGACCTGTGAGGTCACCTTGACCGATCTAATTGGGCTAAGCCGCAGCCTGGACACGTCACTCAACTACGAGAACGCGTTAGGGTGGGGCAATAATCTGCCAATGCAGAAGCTCCACTACACGTTCACAACAAGCAGCTTCACAGTCTACAATCCTGGCGATGTGATGATTGACCCTGAGCGTCGCGGGCACCCTCTCAAGATAACTTTGCAAGGGTCGTCTAGCGGCAACATGAAGATTACCAATCAGACGACTGGCGACGTTTTCACCCGTAAGGGGACTGTCGGAGCTTCTGACAATAAGCCGATGAAAGGCTCAGCCTTTAGCGGAACATATATCATTGACGGAATCCGGCCAACACTTGACGGCAAGCCAGATGACATGTTCACCGACCGTGGTGTCATCACACTGCAGATCGGTAGTAATAGCTTCCAGATCGAAAATTTCAGTGGCACGATCAGTTTCGACTTTCCGGAATGGTGGTTATCATGACAGCGCACAATTATGTGATGGTCACTGACCAACTGACAGGAGTTATCGGTGATCATGGTGAACGAATTGACTGGCAGGATCTTAACAAGTCCTTCAAGGTCAACATGCAGGTCAGCACCGCTTATGAGATCAGCTTTACGCTGACCTACACCAAGCAGTATGCAGCTGTATACAATCTGGCCCAGGAGAAGCGTGAAGTGCTCTATAACGATGAATACTACGTGATTCAGCAGATTGAAAGCCTGAACGATGAAAACGGCATGGCTACTCTTCAAGTTACCGCCAATCATTGGACGATTGATGCAATGAAAAGCATCCGCATTGACACGACCCCGCCGACTGAAAGCAATCCTGAAACCAGTGGTGGCTCCAGTAGCGACACTGGCGATAGTGGTGACCCACAGCCGGGTGTAGTGGTCAAGCGAACCGACGAGCAGCAGACGTATACGCTACAGAACCGGCTGGACCATTTCTTCAGCGGAAATAGTGCAGGGCTCAAGTACGAGCTACATGGGGACTTCCCACAAGCTGCCGTTGAGTGCACTGGGTCTTTATATGAGTGGCTGGGTAACAATCTCAAATTGTTTGGCGGGTACTGGGTGCCACGCTATAACGTTATCGAAGTCTACGACCTTGCACATTTCAAAAAGCCCACTGGTAAGACACTTTACTACCTGCACGATATGACCGGCGTTGACATTCAGTCGGACGCCAACGATCTGGTCAATGACTGCTGGGTCTACGGCGGCAAGATGGAGAAGGACATCACGTCTGTGCTTGGCGCTGGTGGACAGACCAACGGGGTTACTGAGCCGGTTAATGGTGACTGGACACCCGTCATGCAGAATGCTGCTTCGCTGGTCGGTGAAAAGCTATCTAGTGGTGACATCGCAAACATCAAGAACCGGATCAGGGTTGAGTCTGGCGGCCGCGAGACTGTGGTCAACAATTGGGATAGCAACGCGGCGGCTGGTCACCCTTCAAAGGGACTGCTTCAGTTCATCGACAACACCTTCAACTACTATTGCCGGCCACCATACACGAACATCATGAAGGGGCTGGATCAGCTTATTGCTATGATGAATATCCCGAATTGGCGGCAGCAGATTGCTGGTAATTCTGGCTGGTCCCCACATGGGGCGCCAATCAGTAAGGCCACTATCACTATCCAGCAGTCGGACAACTCATGGGGTTGGCCATTTCCAAGCGGGGAAGGCCATTTCATGCAAGCTCAGCTCTTCGGCTACGACGGTGGCTATCGGCAGAATAGCTTCCACGATGGTCTGGACTTCGGGTCCATTGATCACCCTGGCAGCCAAGTACACGCTATTCATGGCGGCCGGTGCACGATCAGCCGTGCCTGGGGCAACGGTGGTATCAACTGGTACTGCGTGATCCAGGATAGCTCTGGCTTGAATGTGGAATATCAGGAAGCCTTCGGGTCTGCTGGTAACATCACAGTTAACGTCGGTGACGTCGTCAAGACTGGCGATGTGATCGGCTACCGGACTACGAACCACCTGCACGTCGGGATCACCCGTGCTTCAATTCCAGGGGCCTTTGCCCACGCTTTTAGCAATGATGGCACTTGGCTAGACCCGCTGGCGGCGATCAAGAACGGGACCGCTGGTGGTAGTACACCGACGGATAGTAGTGGCGATACAACAACGTCAACCACTAGTGAAGTGTACTACTCACTGGTCTATCACTTTGAAGACCAGGACAGCATCAAAAAGTACGGCCGTCATCGTGGCCAGATTCTTACAGTCGACAGCATCTACGACATGGATGCCTTGAAGACCTACACATGGAACACGGTCCAGCATGATCCCAACACGACGTTGACGATCAGCGGCTATCGTGGCGATGCAGAACTGGGCCAAGTTGTGCATTTGATTGTCCCAGAACGTCGGCTTGATACGGACGTTACACTAGTCGGTTATGAAGGCAATGATGACTACTTCGATCCCAATGGTGAGAAGACGGTCACCTTCAACAATACCGGCCTGGCACTCAAGGATGTCAATGAAGCTATTCGTCAGGACATTAAAGACATCAACACGAGCGCTAGTTCATTAGACTACTACGGAGCTCTGGGAGCCCGGCAAGAAGACCATTGGGCTAATCTGCGTTTTTCACCAAACCAGGTTAAGAGCATGTCAGATATGATGAAAGGGGTGAATAGCAGTGGCGGATCAAACAACTCCAAGCAGTGAGTTCCCAGAAATACAGCCAACTGAGCCAACTAGTAGTACAGCCTACATCCAGCCGGTCATCGGTAAGATGGGCTGGGACACGCGACCAGAGTACAAGGGTCTGTTTGGCTTGGGAACATCGCCAAACAATGGGGTGGACTTCCATGTCTTCCTGTCATTTGACGGCATCAACTTCGACTCGGATGACATCGATAACATCTGGGAGAAAGGCGCTAAGGATCGCGTGAAGAAGGAAGTTGACTCGGCCACTGCTGAGATCCCCAAAGCCATCTCAGCTGCTAACGACGCGGTCAAACGCGCTGACACTGCGGTTGAGAACAGCAAGGCCAACTCCGACGCGATCAAGGCAATGGCTGAAGCCAACGCCGAGATCCGCTCAGACGCGGCCCAAGCAATGAAAGACGCCCAGTCAGCGGCGGCAGATGTGGCTAATCAGCAGTCAGCAATCAGTGCTGCTGTCAGTGAGGCTCAGAGCAGTGTTTCAGCTGCCCAAGCCGCCGTTGATCAGGCCTCTAAGCAGATGTCTTCTGACGTGGCTGAGGCGGTCAAGAGCGCTACAGCGGCTGTTGATGACGTTAAGGTGCAGGTTGCTGCCAACTCGGCGGCAATCATTAAGACCAACAACTCCATCGAGCTGCAAAGCCGGTCAACTAGCAACGCTATCTCAACGCTCAAGGCGGCTCAAGGCAGTATGCAGGCAATCGCAATGGACGCCAAGTCCAACGCCATTGTTGCTACACAGACAGCCAGTGCGGCTAGCGTGGTGGCCAGCGATGCCAAGAGCAACGTCACAGTCGCCATGCAGACGGCGAGTGAAGCTTCAATCGCCGCTAGTGATGCCAAAGGCGACGCCGCTAAGGCGGTGCTTACTGCGTCCGGAGCGGCAATCACTGCATCTAACGCCAACAGTCAAGCTTTGCAAGCAACAGTGACGGCATCTGGTGCGGCCTTAACCGCCACCAACGCCTCTAGCCAAGCATTGCAGGTATCGGCGGCGGCTGACAAGCTCTCAGCCAAGCTGACGCAAGTGGAGAGCGACACCAGCGGCAAGATCACTACCGCTACATCGGCGGCAATGGAAGCCACGTCGAAGAGCATCATGACCCAGGTCGAGAAGGACATCACCGACAAGACCAACGGCCTGTCGGAGCAGTTTAAGACGCAGATCAAGCAGCTGTCCGACGGGATCGACATCGGGTCAGTCAAGAAGAGCATTGATGCCCTCAACAAGACGTCCAAGACCCAAGCAGCCGACATCAAGACCAACGCCGACGCAATTGCACTAGCGGCTAAGCAGACCGATGTGGACCTGCTCAATAACCGGGTTACGAGCCAAGAAGCAACGATCAAGACGCTTCCTGACTCAATCACGAACACGGTCACCAAGCGAGTCACGGATCACGTCGATCAGGCCGGCTATGCTAAAACTACTGACGTCCAGTCACGGATCCAGCAAGAAGCCGACCACATCAGCCAGACCATCACCCAAGCCACCACTACGGCAGACGGTAAGACGATCGTTGATGCCATGCAGTCGGTCACCAAGTCAATCGACGGGGTGACTTCCGCCGTGCTCAACGCGGACGGGTCATCGAAGATCACCCAGCTATCGGATGCCATTCAGCTCCAGCTACAGGGCAAGTCGCTGTGCACGGACATTCCCGACCTCCAGACTTGGACGGGTAAGGAAAACGAATGGCTACCGATCGCCAACCTGCACGATATCAACACGGTCACTGCCGGTACGAAGGTCACGCTGAGCTTTGATTACGTAGCCACTGGATCAGTCAGCCTGCTTCCACAGTTCAACAGCGACCCCTGGATTCCTTGGGGTGACATCAATTCGGGAAGCGTCCACACTGACGGCTTCAAGAAGGAGCACTACTATAAGGTGATCACCGTAGCTGACGACTCATGGCAAAATAGCCAAGCGACTCAGCTCTGCTTGCGTTGTGACGGCTTCAAGGGAAGCATCAGCGTATCTAACCTTCGCTTGGTTGCCGGTGATGACGTCCAGAGCAAGATCGATATGCTGAGCAATAGCATCAGTCTGCGGGTAGCCAAGGGCGATGTAATCAGCCAGATCAATCAAGAAGCTGGTGGGCCAACACTGATCAGTGTTGACGACGGCAAAGGTAAACTTTACCTAGACGCAGATTCAACGATGTTCAGCGGGAAAGCCTTTATCCCAGACGCTGCAATCACCAATTTAAATGGAGACAAAATTACAGCCGGCCACATTTCCGTTCCGATGCAGGATGATAATGGAAACACAATTACTCTTGGTAATGGTGGTATAAATATAGCTTCAGCACTATCTACTGATTCTGATGGCGGTAAAACTGGTTTTTCACTGAATTTGAGTTCTTCAGGGCTTAAATTTATTAACCATCGCGAGGACAACGAGGCCAATAATGACTATCGTTTTCTCCAAATAACTCCGGGAGTTCTTCACGATTGGACCGGTACTACAGATCAAGTTACTAAGCCATCCGGTCTGATCATTAGGGTCCCAACGGACTATAGTAGCCAACTTGGCCCAACGAGCCCAGGTGGATTTCTGGCCATCGGGAGCGATGTAACCGGAACAGTTGGCAGCGATGACAAACAAATTGCAATTGCCTATGTTAATAAAAAAATTAACGGCTGGGAAGAGGGCCTCAACATCCATACAGTGGTTTACATTAAACCATATGGAGTAACCGATAATGGCCTTCGGACCGGCTGGGTGTCTTTTTCTAACTGGGATAATGGAGAAAGATACCCTGCAATTGTTAACAATCAAGGCCCAATGGGTGGGGTTGCTTTTCCAAGATCATCGAAGGTGACACTCTTCGACTCGTATGGTCAAGCATTCTGGCCTACTCAAAACCAATTCAATACCAAGGACTTCCAATGGGGATGGTAGCGTGAAAAAAACAGTACTACTAAGTGATGATGTAAAAGACAGCAATGGAAACGTTTTCGCCGCAATGCGAGTTGCACTGGAAGGTGACGGTTCAACACCAAATGTGATGACGCATGATGTGATCGCTGGTTATGACGATAATGGCAAACCAATCTCACAAGATGTCGACGCGACTGCACTTAAAAATAGTCAGCAAGCCTTTATGGCCGAAGCTATAAAGGTGCAAAAGTCTCTCACTGAAGAGAATGGCGGCGATCCGTCTAAGGTCAATATCATAGGTGCCGAGAAAGATATGAAGCTCAAACCAACTGCGCAGCAAACGATGACAGCAGCAATGATGAAGGATGTAGCCACGCTCAAGATCCAAGTTGCACAACTGCAGAAGAAGGAGGAATCAACCAATGGAAATTAATAAACGTGAAGCTAAGCTGGCCAACGAGCTGGCCATCAAAGACATTCAGATCGCCGACTTACAAGTTAAGAACGAAGAACTAAGCGCTCAGCTAGAAGCACTGAAGGCAAATAAGAAGAAGTGATCGTATGGCAAGTATCTTAGTCTTCGGTGACTCGATTATGGCCGGATGGAACGGCAAAGAACGAGTTACAGAAACAGTTCCTCGGCAGATAGGGGAGATACTTGGCGCAACGGTCACCAATTTGGCGGTTGATGGGACTCGGATTCATTCTGGCGGCCAAAGCCTTGAACAGCTTGTTGGAACTACTGATATGTCAGGCTATGACTTGGTGATGCTTGGTTACGGTACCAATGACTGGGGATACCAAGACGAGTCGCTTGACGATATGCGTCACGGGCTAGACTTCTTTAAGCAGAAACTCCAAGGCGAGAATCCCAATGCCAAGGTCTTCTATGAACTGCCGATGGAGCAGTTCGGGCTCAACTCAACAAGCCTTGATGATAAGAACAACAAGGGGATTAGCCAGAACGACGTGATCAACTTTTTGAAGCAGTACGCGTCCGACAATGGCTGGGGATATTACGATTGGCGATCTGATCCATTGATCACTTATGCTAATCGTATGGAAGCCACCGGTGACAACGGATGGGGCCACCCAACTAACACAGTTATGGCGGAGATGGCTAAACGCTTAGCGGCGGCAATTAAGCCATACCTGAGCGGATCCAATGACAGTGACAGCATCATTGATAAGATGAAGCATTACAAGTATCTTTACTTTGGTTTTGACCCGGCTGGTGAGAATGCAAACGATTTGTGGCGGGCAATTGCTTGCCTTTGTGGATCCAATGACGCGATTCATTGGGACTTAATCGCTCACTTACCACAACTTGGAAACTATGTCCGGGACGGCAACATAGCTGTCTACGATGACTGGTACTACTTGGTTGGGACAACTTTTATGTACCGAACGAAAGACTTCCAAACTTTTGAAGAACTTGATGTCTCATTTCTCAAGAGGGACGGCTATAAAGACATTTGGGCACCTGAATTCTTTACTGATCTTAACGGCAACTGGCACGTTATCTGGTGTGCAAACAACGGTTCGCGCCACGTCTATGTTGCTGATTTTGATCCTGAAATGGGTACTACTACTAATACTTGGCAACAGGTTGACGAAGATGGCGGGATTGACCCCCATATCTGGACGCACAATGGTAAATACTATCTTTGGATTGATGGCTACTGGATGTATGAGTCAGATAGCTATTTAGGGCCGTTTACGGAAGTTAAAACAAACATTCAGCATCCAGGGATTGATTGGACTAATGAAGGCGGAAAATGGAAGCAGACTGGTACTGATTGGTACGAGGGTGAGGCAACTTTACAAGTTGGCGACACCCTCTACTTCTATATGGATTTCATTAATGGCGAGGTCCCGGGCGTTCAGGATTCTGGACACATGGTGGTTCAGTCTTGCAAAGTTGACAATCTTGGTAGCTGGACGGGCCAACAGCGGGTCGTGTCCGACATCAATATGCGGCATGGATCGTTTCTCAATCAAGTGGTGGAGCACAACACTGAACCGGTCAGCAACGTTGACTCGATCACGCTCCAGAAGCTGGACGATTGGACGAAGATCAACACTGTTACCCGATCAAACTACACAATCAGCTTGGGCGGGCTCAATTCCATCTATCGGAAGCTGAGCAAGCTCATGGGCGATGACACCTACACGTCGCTCAAGGCGACCTATAAGAACCCAAGCGCGATGTTTAACCGGGCCAGTTGGCTCTATGTCGTCCACGTGCTAAACCAAATTGAACAAGAAACAAATGAGGCCGTCAGCGTATTCCGCACTAACGACCTCGTTAACTTCAAGACTGGTGAAGAGGTTGAGTATCTTAGCCTGGCCAGCCCAACGAGATTGTTGATCGACGCCAAGTACCAAGACGTCATCAGTCGAGACTGGTCAGCAATTCAAAACAAAATTAATGAGATGCTGGAAATTTTAAAGATTTTCCACATGTAGAAAGGAGATAGAAAATGGCAATCAGAGATTATCTGGTCATTGACATCGCCAAACCGGTGCAAACCTTCGCCAACCTTAGCGACTACTTCCGTGGCCGTGTGGGTGATGCTGAGGCTTACTGCAAATTGTGGATCAAGTTTGGCACCCGGCCGATCGATATGACTAATAAAAAACTGCGCTTTGAAGGTGACGACCCAAACAATACGCCGTTTGTTGATGCTGGCCGGTTTGACGCTGGTGACGATGGTGACATCCAAATGGGTATGATCACCTTCTACTTCCCTAAGGGGATCTTCCAAGTAGAAGGGAAGTGGCAACACGCCTTCTTTAAGTTACAGGACCAGAAGGGGTCTGACATCTCATCGGTCGACCTGGACCTACAAGTGTTGCCAAACAACGTCGAGATGGGAATCAATATTCACGCCTTCGACGGTGATCTGGAAGCGCTGAAGAAGAAGATCAATCAGGCTATCCGGGAGATGAACGCCCAACAGTTGCTCAATCAGATTGAGAGCATGAAGACGACGGTTGGTGCTTACACCGACTTGATCGCTCGGAACCAAATCCTTAACAAGCCCGACACCATCAAGTTGATCAATGACCAGATCGCACAGGAATCGGCCAAACTTGATAGCAAGATGAGTTCGTTGAGTAATCAGCTCAATGGCAGCATGAGCGATCTGCGCAAATCTGTTGATGCTGCCGGCTGGCACTACAAGGGCTTGCACCCGACGCTAATTAACGGAGCTACTGGCTGGATTACTATGGATCTTACTTATAACGATACAGTTTATATCGTCCGCTACTTTGGCTGGATTAAGGTCCCCGGGAATACGTTCTTTATTAATTTCACCACCAATCCTCTAACGCAGTACCTTGATCTAACCAATCATACTATCTATGGCACGATGATGATGGCTGGGGACGGCGATGCGGCTACTAAAGGATATGGCCGGGTTATCGCTGGTGTACAGCCCGACCCTAGTCAGGGCCAGGCTTTAGGTCTCTGGTCGAGCGTTGCGGCACCCTTGAATGGGATCAACAACAGTAGCACTTATCAAGGCTTGCTCAACTTGATGATCATGGGCCCACGCTGGGAGCTTCATAACGTCTAGGAGGTGAACTGGATGAATAATAACGAGGTACAGATTTGGTACTACGATGTGGCCCAAAATGGCATATACACAGGGACTGATCTAGTCCCCGCCAATCACGTCGTCAAGGCTGGTGAAACCTTCATTCGACCAGAAGATGGCCTAAACTGGCCGTTTTACTTCGTAGCAGATAAGCAACGCTGGATCGGAACGCCTGATGATCAGTGGGTCAATCCGCGTGCTGAGAAAGTACGGCCGGACTTGCGGCAACGAGCTATGGCTTCCCTGATGAAGGAAGTGGCCGACATGAAGACCGACCAGAGCCAAGCTAAGCTCAACGTTGGCTTTATGAAGCAGGTCGCCCAGCTGTCGATCACTAATGCCACTCAGGACAAGCTCAATGCTTCCCTGATGAAGCAAGTCGCTCAGGACAAGCTCGACAAGGCTACCCAAGCGAAGGTTAACGCTGATGCTATGAAGGATATCGCGGCCCTGAAGATCCAGGTCAAGCAGCTAGCAGCACCGGATCCGCAGCCAAGCGAGAGTACAAGTGAATCACTAAGTACTTCACTGAGCGCCAGCACATCGCTGAGCGAGTCATTAAGCACGTCACAATCACTGGAAGGAGATAACCAATAATGTTTGATATCTACAAGAGTTACTACGAAATGGGTCTCTTCACTAAGGCCGACATGGACAACTTCGTACTCGCCGGCATGCTGAGTGCCGAAGATGAAGCCAAGATCGTCACGCCAGCTAAGGAAGAAGCAACTGCTCAAGCCTAGCTAGTACGTCACTGAGTCGCCACTGAAAGTTAACAGTACAATTATCATGAGCCTGCAGGTCGTCCCTGTGGGCTTTTGTTTTGGGCGGCTTTGCCACACAGAAAGGAGAAGGATATGCGTAGTCTTACTTTACAAGACGGCAACTGGAGCCAGTGGAAGTTCGGCGATACCGATGCAGTAATGACCTTCGACGCCCGAACGGACGGCAACGTGCCTGACTTCGCTGACTCCGTGCTGACCTTCCACCTGGCCCTGGCCACGAACGACAAGGAAAAGCCGGGTGACTACGAAGCCAGTGCGCCCGGCTATGTCGACACCACCGGCAAGCTGGCCCAGCTGCACACGTCTGACCTGACGAGCCTGGAGCCAGCCACCTATGCCGTTGAACTTTGGTTGACTGACAAGACCACTCAGAAGGTCAGCGTCTACCCGTCGGATGGATTCGTCTTCTTCACGATTGACGAGAACACCATGCACGTCAGTGACATCACCAACATCTCAACCAAGACCATCCAAGCGGTCTACGACGAGTTGCTGCAGAAGATCAACGCCTTCAAGACGGGGGTCCCTGGTAAGGATGGCCAGACGCCAAAGCTGAAAGCCGGTACGGTCACCAAGCTTGATCCTAGTGTCCAGCCAACCTACACATTGACACCGGACGCAACGGACCCGAACACGTATGTTATCGACTTCGGGATCCCGGCCGGTCAGCAAGGGCAACCCGGCAAAGACGGAAAGAGTGCTATCCAGCCGATCTTCAACATTGCCAAGACGGATACTTTGCAACCTGGTGCTTCAGCTACTGTCTCCGTTCAGGCCAGCACGGACCTGTCCAACTTCGACTTCACATTTGGAATCCCAACGGGGCCAACTGGCCCAGCTGGTAAGGACTTCCATCTAGCTAAGACCTACAAGTCGATCAAAGAGATGAATGATAGTAAAGGTGACGGGCTAGTCACCGGCGATTACGTCATGATTTCTTCAGACGTCAACGACGAAGATAACGGGAAACTTTACTTCTTTGATGGCACAGTCTTTGCTCTCAAGGCAGATCTGTCGGGCCCACAAGGCGCAACGGGTGTGGCTCCGGAATTCTCCAGCATCAAAGCGACTCGCTTAGCGGCGGACGCCGAACCAACTGCCACAATCAGCAAAGCTGAGAACGGGACCTACATCGCAACGTTTGGTATTCCGTCGGCAGTTAATGACACGGAGAAGCAAACGATTGCCGACCTTCAGAAGACAGTCAAGGAACTGTCCGACCAGGTCAAAGCATTAACGTCTGGGCAGAAGTCGGATCAGCCGGCTAAGAGCGACACCCCTGCTTCAAGTGCTAGCTCGGCTGGGAGCACCACCCCTGTAGCACCAACTAGCAGTGCATCGGCGTCTAGTGCCCAACCTGCTGCTAGCACGGCCGGTTAAGGGGTGATCGGATGAATGATGTACAAGTGATTGACACGCTTATCCAGAAGCGCACTGAAGGGGTACAGCGGTATCGTTTCAGCCTGATCCAGGATGACGTGGCAGCCATGCCGGACGACCGTTGCACATACACGGCTACCCTAGCGACTGAAGAGAGCCTGATCAAGAAGGTTGACATGAAGATCGTACAGGGAAGCCTGGTGCAGTTCGATTCTGACCAGATCGCGGACGTGCCAGCTGGTGTCTACCGGCTAGAAATCTGGGAGACAGTCAATGACGCGATCCATGCGATCTTCCCATCTGACCGGGTGCTCAAGTTCCGGGTCCTGGAAAACACGATGGATCTGCCACAAGGCACCATCAGTTCACTGACTCTCGACCAGTTTGAGAAGCGATTCGACGACCTGGCCAAGAAGTTCAGTACTGGTTCCTTTGAAGCCCCGCGCTTCACAGTGGGCAAGACGGTAACGGCCGAACCCGGCCAACCGGCAACAGTGGAAATGATTACTAGTGAGGATGGATCAGTGGTTACCGTCAATTATTCAATCCCGAAAGGAGAAAAGGGCGACACGTGGGAACCATATGTTGCTGAAGACGGCCACTGGCACATTAGATTAAAGGAGGACAAGAAACATGGCACTTCAAACTGATATTGATTTGGGCGTACTTGCACGAGGACCCAAAGGTGAAACTGGGGCAACGGGTCCCCAAGGCCCTGCCGGTAAAGATGGGGCCCAAGGGCCAGAAGGCCCACGGGGACAGCAAGGCGATCGCGGCCCACAAGGTGAACAAGGCCCAGCAGGTAAGGGCTTCTCAATCACGAAGACCTACCCAAGCGTCGCTGCTATGAACGCTGGATTCGCAACCGACCTGACCGACGGCGATTTCTGCATCATTGCAAGCTCAGCCACTGACCCAACTACTGATCCGGACAACGCCAAACTCTATGTTCGTGCCGGTGACTCTATCAAGCTGGTCACGGATATGTCTGGTGCCCAAGGTATGAAGGGTGATCAAGGCCCACAAGGCCCTAAGGGTGACCAAGGCCAGGCTGGTGCTGAAGGTAAGCAGGGCCCACAAGGTGAGCGTGGGGCTACCGGCTTCACTTACCAGCCATACATCGCCGATGACGGCAATTGGCACGTTAAACTGGTTAATCCTGACGACTCTATTAATTAAGGCGGTAGTCATATGGCTGATAAAAACTTACCCAGCGACATTGATTTAGGCGTACCAGCTCGTGGCCCGGCCGGTAAAGATGGTAAAAGCCCGGTACGTGGACAGGACTACTGGACTCAAGCCGACCAAGACGCTATCAAGCAGTGGATCGAAGACGCAATTCTTAATGGTAAATGGTGATTTTAAAGTTTTTATATAAAGGTGGATAACATATGCAAACGAACACGTATAATGCTATTGTTCATTATTACCCTAGCGATAATCCTCCGGATTATTGGGGATTTCTATATTTACAATCAGCCATTAGCAAGGGGACATCGGTTAATATTATATTTGAATTTCCTTTTGAAATAACTGGTATTAGTTATGTTGAAGGCGAAGATAGCAACGGCCATGATCAAGTGCTACCGAATTCTGATATTAAAATTAGTGGAAGTAGAATAACTTGGAATGGTCTAACTACTCAGGACTGGGATAATATATATATTGATGTGTATGGGCCTAACACAGGAAGTACAACTCCGACCATGACTAAATGTCTTGTTACTATAACAACTGGAACAACTAAGGTATCTTTAAATGACCAATTTTCTGATATTGCAGGTGCTTATACATGCTTAGCTGATGCTTATAGAACGTATTTTAAAACTACCAATAAATATTCAATTGACGATATGATTGCAGCTTTGAGTGGGTCTTCTTCTGGCGGTCAAACAGGTGGGTATACAGGAACAGATTTAGATTCAAAGATGAAGACATTAGCTGATAAAAGTCGTAGTTATTTTAATACAACTGGTAGTTTATCTATTAAGGATATGATTCATCTTTTTGAAAAGAAATTAAATTCTTAAGGTGGTAGCACGACAGGTGAATCTACTGTTGGTGGTTTTACCCAATCAGTTTCTAGTGCTACTCAACCAATACAACCAGTGGCCAACTCCGTTACTGAAGGGACCTGATGATCCAAAGTACGGTGAAGGCAAGCATATAGACTACTGGTTCGACCCATTCCAAGGCCCATCAATGCCAGTTCTTGACGGTGAGGCAGAACAAACCTTTGTCGCACATGATATTAAAGTAGAAAGCCAGCAGGACGGAACCCTGCTGGTAAATGCAAAATAGAAGGTAAGGAGATGGAAATTCTCCTTTCAAAATTTAACCGTGACCCGGGCCTGCGTGGAAAGCTGTGCCACGTGCCTCCTCTAACAAAGACGGTATAACAATTTATATAGCTGGGTACAAACTAGAAGAAGGTAGTGTAGCTACTCCATGGACACCAGCACTAGAAGACGTAGGGGTCAAATAGCCTTAAAGCGCTAGAAGAACAGACACAAGACATTAAATAATAAAAAAGAATGGAGGCGAAATCGCCTCTCAAGTTAACGAGCCCGATTGCTTTGATGGGCAAAGGTCGGTCATTCACATTCCGCTGAAAATTGGTGTCGAGTCTACTCAAGACCTGACGCTATCTAAAACCGAACTTACGGGTGGAAACTTGAATTTATACATCATCTGCCAGAGTGCAAGCACGGTTCAGATTGATGTATCTAAGAGCTATATCGAGATTGTAACTGAAGAAAATTAACCAGCCTGACTAGAGTAATCTAGCCGGGCTTTATCTATAGAAAGGGGGCGAGGCGATGCATCGACACGCACAGCAAGCGATTAACGGTTTCGAGACCTTCGTCGTGGGCATCTTCATGCTCTTTCAGCACACGTGGATCCGTGACGACCCACACAGTCCAGTGATGCACACCGTCCACCATTTTGCTGACCCCTACTGGGTCGCAATCTTCATCACGGCTGGCGTCATTGCAATCGCCGTGAGCTTTATCCCTAGCGCCAAATGGGCCCATTATGCAGTTAATCTGCTCTTGGGCGCCTGTTGGGCGGCGTACTTCGTAGCCTTCGTGCTTCAGGACCTGCACTTTGGCCCAGGAGTACATCTGGGGACGATCTTGTCAGCGTTTGTTTTCATTCACGTCTTGTATGACGCCTACGCTACAGGAAGAAGGGACCGGTCATGAATCAGCACATCTGGGAAGTTATCGGTGCCTTCATTGGTGGCGGTGGACTGACGACACTCTTCACCTATCTGGGGAAACGCGATAGCAACGATCTGGAGAGCGAGAAGGTCTATGCCCACTACAGCAGTCAGCTGGTCAATCGCGAGTCAAAACTAGCCGAAGAGCGGGACAAACTCTATACACAGGTGGTCAACCTGCAGAGTCAGGTCCGCGCACTCAAGCAGTCCAACGAAGAGCTGACGCTCTCCAACAAGGCGCTCAAGAAGCAGGTGGAGGAGCTGACCACCAGTAACCGGCAGATGGAACGGCAGCTTGGTCGTATGAACGAGCGATTAGATCAGCTGACTCGCGCTGAAGAAAAAGAGCTCAAATACGAGGAAGGTAAGAAAAATGAAAACAGCAAACACGATCATTAACTGGATCATCCAATCGGGAGCCATCGTATGGCTCTTTTATTTTGCCCTCGCGATCGGGAAACCCTGGGTAGAAGGCAAAGTTAAGACCGCCAAGACGACTCAGCAGAAGGAAGCCTGGACGCTTCTGGAGCAGGTCGCCATGACGGCCGTCAACTCACTAGTTGGCTCTGACAAGGACGGCGACAAGAAGTTCGTCGAAGCCTCCACCCAGACGCAAGCCTACCTGGAGAACCACGGGATCGACATCGACATGCACGCTGTGCAAGCAGCAGTTCAAGCTGCGTACGAGAAGTCGCCCCTGACGGGCCAACAGAATACCGAATCAACGGTTACTACAAGCACTGATGGGGTCACTACTAGCATTACAAAGCATGACGAAAAAGACCCGGTCCTGGAAGCTATCAAGACGGCTCCAAACCGGGCTAATGATCTGGCGGAAGAAGGTGAGAAGTAATGGCACTATATACTGTAGACGTGTACTCTGGCTCCAGTGATAGCATCATCCGTGATAGTCACGCCCAAGGCGTTATCGTCAAGGCCACCCAAGGTACAGGCTACGTCAATCCGCGCTGCAACCATCAGTGGGATCTGGCTGGGCAGTTGGATAAGCTGCGGGGTCTGTACCACTATGCCGGTGGTGGCAATCCGGTCAGCGAAGCCCAGTACTTCATCAACAATATCAAGAACTATGTTGGGCAAGGGATCCTTATCTTAGACTGGGAGTCCTACCAGAACGCCAGCTGGGGCAATACCTCATGGGCCCGGCAGTTCGTCAACGAGGTGCACCGCCTGACTGGTGTCTGGCCACTCATCTACGTGCAGGAGTCAGCTCTTGGCCAGGTCGCCAACTGTGCTTCTGATTGCGGTGTGTGGGTGGCCAAGTATGCCTCCATGAACTGGAATAGCTGGGCTGTGCCGAACATGAGTGTCAGCTCTGGAGCCTTCAAGGCTCTAACCGGCTGGCAGTTCACTGGCGGTGACATGGACCGGTCAATTTTCTACATCGACACCACCGCCTGGAAGAAGATCGCCAACCCATCTGCCACAAGCAATGGTTGGCAAGGCAACGGCAACAGCTGGCAGTACCTGGAGAACGGCATGCCGGTCAAGAACGACTGGCGCAAAATTGGTGGCCAATGGTACTATCTCGACGCTAACGGCAACACGTTGGCCGGCTGGCAGAAGATCAAAGACCACTGGTACTACTTCAACACCAATCACAACGGCGCTTATGGTGCCGCTCTAACTGGCTGGCAAAAGATCAACGATCGCTGGTACTACATGGATCCGACGAACGCTTGGTGTCTGTCTGGCTGGCAAACCATCAACGGCAAGAAGTACTACTTCGACCCGGACAATGTTTGGATGGTGACCGGGCCACAGACTATCGACGGCAAGCAGTACCTGTTTGATGACAACGGTGCACTGACGGAGCAGAAGCCGATCCCGGATCAGCCTAAGCCACAGCCGACACAACCGACCAGTCCTAAGCCAGCGAGCGCTACTACTAAGCTATCGGATGCTGACAAGCAAGCCATCGAGACTGATCTCAAGGCCTATGTACAGGATGAGATCAAAAACATGGCTTCGAAACTAAAAGTTACATTTGAATAAAAGAACGAAGGAGGTGAACTCCTCCTCGTGTTAACACTAGCCCGACTGGAGCAATCCGGCCGGGCTTTTTTGCGTTGGTTGCAAAAAATAAAAGACGTATCTCCAATTCAATGGAAATACGTCTTTTTTATCAAGCTGGGACACCTTTGGGACACCTGAAACAGCCAAGATGGCTTTATATCGGGGCCAAAGGTACCTGCAAAAATTACTTGTTGTAGAATGTGGGCTGGTTTTGGCTGATTTTTGGTAGCTTTCAAGGGTGTCAACTAGACATTTTAATCATTGCTGATCTTGGCTTTTTCTGAAGCTGGGACACCATTCGGGACACCTAACTGTGATAGGGCATCATCAATCTGCTTATCCGATCTTGCTCTCAGCTCATCAATCAGATAGGCATAAGTGTTTGCCGTGATAGTCATGTTTGCATGGCCTAAGCGTTTGCTAATGGCATAAAGCGGGACGTCATGAGCAAGCAAGTAAGCAACGTGAGCGTGACGAAGACTGTAGAAGTGGAAGTTTTCTTTATGCAGGCCACAATGCTCCATCATCAAGCGTAGGGTCCGGTTAACCGATGAAGAGCCGACCATCGTTTTATAGGTTGGATTTAGAAAGACCATCTCATCATCGTTGCCTTTGAGCTGTGCTAAGGCATCTAGCAGCTCTTGACTGGCGTGAATCGTTCTAACTGATGACGGCGTTTTAGTAGGCCCGAAGCGTTCATCAGGTGCAGGGTTCTTAATCCTATAGTTCCAAGTCTTAGTGATCGAGATGGTCTTGAAGTTGAAATTAATGTCGTCCCACGTTAGCCCTGCAATCTCAGATAAGCGCATACCGGTGTAGATGATGGTTAGAATCATATACCTAACTGGAAAGGCTGGACGGAGACTCTTCTTTACGTACTCGGTTAAAGTATTCAACTCTTCGATGCTGAGATACTCGACCTTACGAGTTAGCTCTTCGTTCCAGACCAGTTCGATGTTCTCAGCAAAATTACGAGGGATCACGCCTTCAAAGACGGCTTCTTTCAAACACGCTTTAATTCCTGAGTTGACTTTGCTAACCGTCTCCTTTGAATGATCCTCTCCAAACGAATTAATGAATAGCTGGTACTGGTGTCGGGATATGTCGCCAATCTTTTTTCTTGGGAAGTTTTTCTTTACAACGTTGATTACATAATTGTAGAAATTCTGAGTAGATTTGGAAACTTTGTTCTTTTTAAAGGCTGTATACCAGTCCTCATAGTAGTCGGCAAAGTAGGGATTCTTAGTGGAGATTATGCCACCGTACTTTTGTTCCTCCATCTTAGCTCCGTAGGCCCTGGCTTGCGTTTTAGTCTTGAAACCAGCCTTTGACTTCTTGTGCTGCTTTCCGGTTGCGTCACGATAAGTTACACGAACCATGTAACCATTGCCTTTCTTTACTATCTGAGCCATAAGCTATCCCCTTTCAAACATATGTTCTTTGAGTGTTATTTTTAAACCCGTCAATTTCGACGGGTTTAGTTTTTTACTGTGATTTACTTTTTAACAAGTTGAATTTGTTGTAGCTCAGTATCAAGTGTCTGCCCGTCTGAAAGGGTAGCCGTGACGTGTGTTACCTGACCGGTATCTGAGTCTGACTCGGTTCCAAGAATTTCGTTAATATCACCATCGGAAGTAGTAAGATTGCCGCTGCCTTGAGTAGCTTTAATTTCGTACCGTCCGGGCTTAATGTCTTGGCCAACTTTCCATTGACCAGCTGACAATGTTGTCTGGTATGTGCGCTTAGACGGGGTAGGCTTAAAATCAGTCGATTGAATACCTTCCAGTTTGATTGTTTCGCCCTTGTGCAAATCAACCGTGTAGGAAGTGACTTGGCCTTCATTGTCGTCTGCTTCCGTGCCGAGAATCATATTAATGCTTCCGGACTTGTTGGTGAAATTTCCACTCCCACTGGTTGGTGTAACAGTATATCGCCCAGGCTTAATATCTTGGCCAACCTTAAAAGCCCCAGCACCGAGCGTTACCTCCTTAGCGGTGTTTTTAGCTGGCTTACTAGTTTGTGATGAAGAGTTGCTAGATGAAGAATTAGAAGAGTTATCATCGCTTCCACTTTCCATTCCTCCGGCAGCTAATACAAAAATGATAGCAATTACCCAGAACCACCAACGTTTATACCAAGGTTTCCGTTTCCCATTATCTAACCTACTTTGCATTTGTATGTCCTCCCTATAGTTCCAGCTTTTAACGTCTTCAGTATTTGGACACATGCTAGCTAATACATCTTCGCAATCTCTTTAGTAACGACATTAGTGAGGTATCCTGGCACATCAAATGCCCTCATGAAGTTGGCACTGTTAGCCAGTTCCCGGTCTGTTTCTTGACAATAGAATGGCACCAGCAGTTTAACCGCTCCAACGTTGGCCTTGTACTCAACGGACTCTTTTCCAGTGAATGAAGCATGGTAGTAGACCACATCGCCAGGGTCGCCATGAATGACGTGTGCCAGCTCGTGGGCGAACTGAAAAATGATCTCACGAGGGTGGTGCCAGTCGTAGTTCATGACTACGCTCCGATATTCATAGCTGCTACCTGGTGGTGTGATCGGTGATAAATGAGCCCACTGGACTTTGATGTGGTACTCATCGGCCCGCTCTTGTAAGTAGTCGCGGGCTTCCTCCACTTGATATTGATAGTTCATTGCTTACCACCCCGCAGGAGACGTTTCATATACTCCAGATCTTCCGGTGGAATTTGCCGACCTTCGTAGGTGAAGACTGTATCTTCATCTGCCAGGTCGGCTGTTTTTGTTTTATCAGTTTCACGGCCTAGCAGATAATCCGTTGAAACATGGAAATAGTCGGCAACCTTAGCAAGCTTGTCCGAAGAAGGTGTTGATTTTTTCCACTTATAAAGATAGTTTTTGCTAAATCCCAATTCTGCTTCTACATCAACAATATTTTTTCCTCGTCTCTCAGATAAATGCTTTATCCTATCAAATACGGTAACATCGGCCATAATAAACATACTTCCTTATTTTTTGTCTTCTTCTACCAAAAAAGATAGAAAAACTGTTGACATCTACCAAATAAGGCAATATACTTAGCATTGTAAGTTAACGAGTTAGCAAGTATCAAGCCAAACGTGGCAATGTTCTTAGCAAACTAAACAAATTAAAAAAGCTAATTTGTTAGCTTATTTTTATACTGTTAGTCTACCACACTTGGTAGATATTCTCAAAACAATCTGTAAAGAAGGTGACTTAAATGGGCTCATTAACCTATAAAGAAAAACTGCTTATTCAACTCATGAGAAATAAACAGTCTGGGCTAGAGCCTTCATCACAGAAAGCTATTGCCGACAAGTTTGGATTGAGCCGTGTGTATGTTGGCACTGTTATCGATAATCGCCAGCACGGCCCGAAAGCGAATGAGTGGCGTAGAAAATTTGCGGCTTATGCCGGAATGGAGGACTGAGGTGTGACATGAAAATTGAAATGACGCCTCGTGAATTTGCTGAGTATCAGGAATATCGCAATCGTCATAGAACAAGGCGGGACCCAAGATGGATTCAGTTACAACACGAGATAAGCGCTTATTGCCATGGGCATGAAACAATGCGACGCAGTTTTAGCACTCAACAGAATTTTATCTACGGTGCGATTCGATTTGTTACCGGGATCAATCAAATTGATCAGCTAAGCGGTAGCCAGGTTGACTTAGCTAGACTGATTTTCCACGAGTTGGCGGAGAAGCGGTTTGACTACTCTCAAGAAGGGAACTAAGGAGGCGCGAGATGAAGTCAGGATTACGAGCATTTCGTCATTTAGAAAGCACATATTGCCAGAAGCCTAAGCAATTTAATCAGATGCAACAAATCGGATTCAAAAAAGACCAGCCTGCAAAGAAGCAAGCCGGCCGGTAAAAGACTACTTCTCAGTTCTTACGCCTTTGAACTTAGTTTCGTCTTGTTTGACATTTAAAAACTTGCCGGTTTTCGTATCACGCTTGACGTAACGATTGGTCTTGGTATTTAGAACCTGAGAACGTCCACGAACCATACCCTTACGAGCATTGTTCTTTGGAGGATTAGTAGCCATATAGTCACCTCCTCTCTCAAGGAGATAACCAAATTATATCAGAAGGGAATGAGAGACAAATTGAACTGCAAGCAAGGATTAATTGTAATGACATATTCGATTCTAAGCATGATTGTTTATGCGTACGGCTGGATGTCTGATCAAAGGGCACTTGACCATTGTGGCCATAATCCAGGCATTAGTTGGTTTGCTTTTATTGCAGCAGCTATTGTTTCGTTTTTGGCTGGAAGCTTTCCAATTCATTAGCGACTGTAGGAATTAGCTTTTGGTTAAAATCATCTCGCAATAACCTCAACTGTCCTAAGCGGGTCAGAGAAGCATTTATTTCATTGAAACTACTGATTTCGTCTAAAGAGTTAGGACAGTACAGAATCACATTAGCTTCAGCCCTACGCTGTTGCTGAGAAAACGTGATTGGAACGATCTTAGCAGTGTCCATTTCCTGCCAAGTAATTGCTATGTAATCAAGGCAAGCTTTTCTGGCACTTGGTAACAAATGGTGGGAAATATAAGCATTCTCATTAAGTGTGAGTTTGTCAATCTCGTGTTTGCGATTCGCTTCTTTATCTTGAGAGTCAGCCTTGATCTCTTCCTTTTTAATTTCGCTGTCTATTTTTTGCTTGTGAAAGGCAAGACCTATTTGAGCGAGATTAATTGCGAGCGAGATTATTAAACCAATTGATGATGCATCCATGATTGTTGGACCTCCTTAATAAGTTACAGCTCAATCATATCAGAAAAGGAGAGATGAAAATGAATCAACCACAACTATTCAATTTCCACGGCCAGCCAACGCTCGACAGCCGCGAAGTCGCCAAGATGATTGGCAAGAATCATGCGCACCTGATGCGCGACATTCACCGGTATATCAACGATATTAACCCCAATCCAAAATTGGATTCGGCCCAGTTCTTCATTGAAAGCACCTACGAGGACGCTAATGGTCAAGTTCGTCCTTGCTACCTGCTCACTAAGCAGGG